CAGATCGAAGAACCGCACCGGCATGGGCCTTGAGAACGCAGCCGCGAAAATTGACATATCTAGGCACGCCGTCGCCCCGGCCCTGAGCAATCGAGACGCCGACGGCCCCCGGCGCTTCGACAGGGCGATCCGAGATCCACAAATCTCCGATGCCGTAGATACCGATCGGGCTGAAGACGAGCCCACATTTCAAGGTCGCCGCGACGCGGCAGGCCGCGCGAACCGGTGCAGAGTCGTCGGCAACACCATCGCCAATCGCTCCAAGCATCTCGGGCGAAATCTCAGTTTCATCAATCACCCACCATTGCCCGGACTCGTCCTCGAACTTTGCGGCATGAGACGGTTCAGCGTCACTCCGTTTGTATTGGGCCCCGCCGACACCCTCCGTGCTGTGTCCTTTGACGTAGATTGTCGTGACCAGTGCCGGCAGAGCGGCCGCAGCCTGCCTCGCCGCCTCAATGGTCGCTGGTGCTGCCAGACCAACGGTTTGCGCCACACGCTTGACCGCGTCGCGGACCTGATCCCGCGCGTTATAGTCCGGTGCCAGTCCGGCCTCTTGAACCAACCCGACGAATTCGTCACCGAGCATGTTGATGAACTCAGCTTCTAACCGTGATCCACGTTGACCGGTTGCCGCGTTGCCATCGTGGTGGCGTCCGTCCAGCAGGTTTGTGCCACGCGAAAAGTCCATATCAGTTCTCCAAAGCTGTAACGGCATCGACCGCGTTCAACACGGGCCAGACGCGGGTTTGAGCGGGCTTGAAACGCTCTAAAAGGCACTCCAAAACGGGGTTTGAAAAATCGAGGAAGGGCTCACCGAACGCGGTTGTCCCGAATTGCCAGGCTGACGCCTCGGTCGCGCTTCCATAGACCCACCAACCAAAGGGTGCCGCCGGAGAGCCAAAGACGGTCCCGCCGTCATTAAACTCCGCTCCACCGAATTCGAGGCCGGACCAATCGATCGAGAATTCCGTCTCCCCGAAATGACCCACTCCGAGCATGTGGTTCGGGAATACTTCCTCGACGGTGATTTCGTGACCAAAGAGCGCCGCAAGGTCGACGAAGTATTCCGGGCTTTGCCCGCCGCGCATCAACAACAGCGCGACCACCAGCCGCCGACGTTCATCGAAAGACTGGCCAAATCCAAAGCAGGGATCGGGCAGGCCGAGAATGCGCTCGTAATCTTCCAGCGCCTCGACCGTGGTGCGGCCCCCGTGCTTCTGGCCATGCCTTACCGCGCGGAAAGAGCGCTCTGAGTTGTTCGACATAAGCCGATTGAGGCCGAACACATTCTGACATTACAGCCATGTGATCTCCCCCAAAACCGGCAGATGACCAATTGAAGCGCTCGCGTTCATTGTCGGCGACACCAATGTCTGAGAGACAAGACCCGGTGCGAGAGAGATCGCTTGTGCGATGGTGCCGATGCCGACAACCGCGCCCGGCGCACTGGCGTTTCTAAAGAGCGCGCGAAGTTCGGTTTCAATGGCCGCGCGTGTCGCGGGATCATCGGGTGTTGATGTCAGTTCAATATCAACGGGTGCGGGGATCGGAGCCGCGACGAACATCTGCGCTGTGACCGGTCTGCCTTCTTTGGTGGGATCGTTGGCAGCGCGGTTTTCGACATAGAGCCGCACGGCTTCGACTTCCGCGTCAGAGGGGATCAAGCCATTGGGCGAGTCGTCTGTGACAAAACGAAGCGTCACTGATCCAAGGCCCATCTCGTTCGAGGCCAGCCATGCGCGCGTGACGCCAGGGGCTTCTTTGGCCCATCTCACGTAGTCATTGGCCGCACCGCCATGCGGCACCTGACGCATTCTTTCCTGAACCCGCTCGCTGAGCGATTCTTTGCTCTCGATGTCTGCACCGCGCGCCATTCCCGGCGGCGCAATCATGGCCTCGTTCGATGCACCGGCAATCGGCGATAAGAAGGTAACGAGCGCCCCGCTACCCAGATTGCCAGCGGCCCCTGCAAGCACAGCATCGAGTGCAAGTGTCACAGAGCCCGCCGCGATGACACCTGCCTCTGCGGTGATAAATTCATCCCCGTCGGGCGACCCGAAGCGCGAGCCGGCCGGGATGGCCGTACCGTCTGCGCCGTCAATACGGACGTGACCGCTCGCCCGCGATGCCTGCCGCCGAACAAGGCCATAGAAACCCGCTTGGCGTTCCAGATTGGTCAGTTCTGCGGTATCCGGGAAAAGCTGACGGAAGTTATGTTGAGCATGGCCGTGCAACTCATGTGCTGCACCAGCCAACGCCCGTGCAATGGCCGCTTCGGGCGAACGCCTCAGAATGATCGGCACATTGTCCATATTGGCCTGCATGTCGGCCCGCACGCGCAGATCGAGTTCGTCAATTTTGGGGCGATTAAAGCTCATGTCGCCCTCCAAAGCAGATCAAAGAGGAACGAGACCGCCTCCCCCGTGGGACGCTCGATCTCAATCGCCAAAACCAGCGCAGAGGCCGTCCCTTCAATATCGCGGCGCTCGGCGGAAACACGGATCACCGATGCAACCCCGTCCTGAAGCATCCAATTCAATGAACCGCGCGCAAAGTCTTCCGCCCGCCGCAGGTTCTCGTTTAAGGTTTTCAGGCGGTCCAAAAGCCAGAGCTTGCCGCCCCAAATCTCGCCCGCCTCCAGTGCATCACCCCACCATCCGCGCAGATCGCCTTCGCCGGACTCGACCTCGCGCTGTTCGGCGCGGGCATCGGTGAACAGCGACGTCACAACCAACGTCCTCAGCCCGCCATCGAGCGCCAGAGTGCCGTTCTCAAAACACAGATCGAAAGCGTTGATCGTAGGGTCAAATCTCAGGGCCAGATTAGCCATCATCACCAACCCCCGTTACGATTCGATGGCGACCACTCGACGAGCCGCCAGAGACGCTGACCTCATCGCCAACCGTCGCAATGGCTTTGCCGTTGATCGTGGCCGATGGTGCTTTGATGATCAGCCCTTTCGGCGCGGTGATCTCGACATGGTCCCGCTTGATCGCGACACGCTGGCCTGCATCATCAAACATGATCGTCTCGCCTGGTACGCCGTCGCGTGGTCGATGGCGCCGATCACCGAGAGAGAGCGCAACCTTGTTGCCGCGCTCACCCATCACCGCCAATGTCAACACTTCCGCACCGGCCTGCGGAATTGATGTCAGGCCCCAAGGCTCGGCGAGTTCAACCTCACCGGATGTCTCGCCGTCGAGCTGATTAATTGTAAGCATCACCCGGCCACCATCGCTTTTGATGGCCGCGATCACGGCACGTCCGATCATCAGCATGATACGGCGGCGAAGTGGCGTAAGGCCCCTCATGATTGCCATCCCGTCGACTCGGCTCGTGTCTCCGGTACCGCGCGCAGATCGTACCCTTCGGGCTGGGCAAGGATCAGCTCAGATCGGGAACCGTTTCGGTCAAGGGTGGACGTGACTTCAACAGCCAGTAAGTCAGCGTCGAGATGGACCATCGGATCAACAACCGATACCAACTCATTCGATTGCCACAGCGCGCGATCACGGCGCCGCCATCCCCGCAGCTCATACGTCCAGCGCCGCGACCGGCCCTTGCGTAAGGCCACTTCATACTTTGCGCGGTCGGTCAGCGCGGTGTGATCACCTTGGATTTCGGACAAGATGACGAGCGGTCGATGGATCGGCACCCCGGCGTCGCGCGCCCGTCCCACCGGCGCGGCAGCCGCACTTGCCGTCCAGCTATCAGAGCCGGTGCGCTGGCCCTTCACCGTGACCGTGCTGTGACGATCGGTTCCCTTGAACCCGCCCTTCATTGAAATGATCTCGTGAACGCCTTGCTTGATGCGATCCTGAACGGTCTCGCCGCGCCGGGTGATCACCAGATTACCGCGCACGTCATCGGTGAGGAAGACGCCGCGTTGCCGCGCGAGACGTTCGAGCAGTTCGGCGACGGTCTCCCCGGCTTCAATCTGAACCCGGTCAAAAGGTTCGCTCGCAGCAGCGCTTGATATTTCGACTTGAACACCAAACGGTCGGCACAGTGTCTTTGCGACCGATGCAAGGCTGACGTTGCGAAACTCACCGGCCTCGGCCTCGGCTGAATTGTCGGCAAGCTGTCCCGTCAGGCTGCGGCCACTGATCGAAATCGTGTGTTGATTTTGATCGTAACTCGGCGCGATGTCATCGATGACACCGGTCAGCACCAGATCGTCGCCGATAAACACTTCCACAGCCATATATTCGGCAAAAGGACGGGGCTTTGCCTCGCTGGTGCGCGGATCAGCCATGCCGAAGGTGAAAGTTGCCGCCAGCATCTCAAGGCCGCGCGTGATCGAAACCGACTGCCAACCGCGATACTCGGTTCCATCGATTACGAGGGTTACGTCATCACGCATTGACGTTCTCCCTGCCCAAGCGAACCGAGACGGATTCGGCGGGGCACCACATCGGATGGGTGACACCGTTCCGGGCGATCAGATCGTCCTCAAGACCAATCCCTCCTGAAACCCGCCAGGCCACGGTATCCGTATTGCTGTCACCGCCATCCGCTTCGCGGCGAATGACTACCTCAACCGCCTGATCAAAGTCTCTGAGGGCCGCAAGGGCGGCACCATGACTATCGAACTCGCGTTCAACCAATGCCCGCGCGCTATAGCTGATAGCGGCAAGCTGCACGGTTTCTCTGATCGCGCGGCGATTGGCTTGGATACGTGTTTCGGTGATACTTGTCGGGGATGCCACATTGTCCCTATCAAGTGTTGCCAGCAAAGACCGAGCAACCAATGCGGCCCCGTTCGCGCTGACCAAAACCTGCTTTCCAAACCGCAGAACAGTCATCACATCGCTGACCAGCCCGACAATGCCGTCAAGCGCACGCTGAGGGCTGTTCGCCTCGAACCCGCTGACCAAGGCGGCGGCTGGTACATCACCGACGTTCAACCCTTGGGCCAGCGGGCGCAAAGCGTCGACCTCTGCGGCTTGGGTCAATAGATCAGCGTTCGCGGCCTCGACGATACTGGCAGGCCCAGACAAAACGATACGACCGGCGTTGATATGCGCCGCCGACGCGAGCACGTCCTCAGCGGCATTTCGCGTTGCGGCAACCGAAACGGCGGTCTCACTCGGATAGGCCGGCGCATCATCTGAGAGGATGAACGGAATTGAGAACGAGGCCATCCGGCCCCGGCGCGCACTTTCGCGCACGGAGATGTCGGCTGTGACATCCACGATCACCTGTAACGCACCGCGCGTCGGGTGGATCAGCTCGCCGATCCCCGGCTGCTGGAGGGCGGCTTCAAGGGCATCGCGCCGCGCGATAAAATCATCGCCGATCACATAAACGTCGAGCGTGAAACGACCATCTTTGAGGCCAAGGTCTTCGACAGCGCCCCGATCACGCTTCGGAAATTCAAAATGCGCGCCGCGACGCCCAAGGCGCTTACTCGTGCGGAGCACCTCAAAAGGAACCCCGCGAAACGATCCAGGGCGTAGGTTCTCGCGCCAGCTCATGGTTCACCCATGATGCGATAAGGGTTTCCGGGCGTCGATTGCGGAAACGATGAAAGCGGTTGAGCGCGGGTCAGGTCTTCGAGCAGAGAGCGGCTTTCGCGCGTCTCTTCTGCGATGTCTTCCAGCGCATCAATTGTACGGTCATCGCCGAGCGGCTGAACCGGGGTCGACTGTTGCAATGTGGGTGTTTGAATGCCGGTTAAACGCCCGATTAACGGGGTGACATCAATGTCCGATTTGGGCGCAAGCAACGTATCGCGCGCTGGATTGGAAGGGCGGGTTGTGTCCGGCACCGCACGGCTGGTTTGTTGCGGAGCCGGATATTCACGCGCAAACCGACGCGAGACGGCCGTCCGGTCCAGTTCGCGTTGGCGTTGTTGTTCTGCGGCCTTCGCACGCGCTTGCTTACGTTCCTCCGGGTCCAGACCACTACCTTCGAGTCCTGACTTTGCTGCTCCGCCCATAATAGAAAGTGCCGCAATAGGAGGGGCGGCACGAATTGCAAGTGCTGCGACACCACCGACTGTTAGACCACTACTTGCAGCAGTGGTTGCCGCCGCGCCGGTTGCCGCTGCACCGCCTGTTTTGACCGCTTGCCCCGCTGCGCCCCCGACACCTTTGCCGGCACGTTTACCAACACCATCGCCAAAACCGGGATTGGTCACAAAGACCGGAGTAGGTTTGGCGAGGCTGGCAAGCGGACCAAGTGCGCCAGCCTTGGTCGGGGCGTTTAAAACTGAACGCACACCGCTATAGGCTCCGACGCCAATCTTCGCGGCCTTGAAAGCCACCACCGCCGCTGTAAGACCCTTGCCGACATGGACGATCTCGGACATCGTTTCCTTGTCGAGACCCTGTAGCGCCGCTGCCAATTGCTGCATGGGTTCAGCAAGAAGCTCTTGGGATTTTGCCTCAACATTGGCAAGCGCGGAATCGTAGGCGGCACTGGTTGTCTTGGCAATTCGGGCGGCATCTGCCTCCAGCGTTGTGCCATCGGCCTCAAGGTTAATCAGATTATCTAGATCTTCAAAAGCACCCGTATTTTTGTAAAGCGCTGCTAGTTGGCGAATACCAGCCATGACCTGTGCATCTTTGAAAACGCCACCTAGCTTTTGATCGTCCGCTCCCGCCGTCTCAATGACCTT